CCGCAGCGGTAGCGGCAGCGGCAGCAGCCGCACCCAGCCCAGGACCAACCACGGGGATACCTGCAAGCGATTTGAACGCCTGTACCGCGCTCTCGTAGGTCGAGATGAGGGCTTGGGCTGTCTGTATTTTTTTAGACCTCTCAAAGCCCTTCTTTTGCTCCTCTTCCGACTGCCCCGTGAAGGCTTGGTTGAGAGCCGCGAGAGCATCGAGAGAGGATTTGGCAATATCGAGTTTTGCTTGTTTGATGGTTTCAGCAAGTGCCAACTCTTCTTCGAGCTCTTTCTTTCTGCGCTCCGCATCTTTTGCGGCAGCCTCGTCTTTAAGTTTTTGCTCTTCGGCCAACCTTTCCTCCAGAGCCAACCGTGCCTCTTCTTCAGCGGCCAACCGCTCCTGCTCTTGGGTGATGAGCTCTTGATTGAGGGCGAAGAGTTTGTTTTGAAGTTCCGTCTGAATAGTCGCGCTCGCCTGCCGTGCGTTAGCAGCTTCAATCTCGGCTTGTGCGAGAGCCTCCAGCCTTTCTTCTGTTTCCCCTTGTAGGCGGATTTCTTCGCGTAGCAGTTCCGCACGCTGCTGAGAGATAGCGACGTTCTCATCGGCAAAGCGTTGGTTGATTTCTGCGGCTCGTGTCGCGGCATCGATTCTCTCTTCGATAGAAAGCCTCTGGTCGTCGCTTTGTCGCTTAAGTTCTTCTACCTCTGCGGCAGCTTCAGCCGTAGCTACATTCAGTTCCCTTTGTGCATCACGAAGGGCTTGCTGCTGTTTGGTGAGAGCCGTGCTTTGCGTGACGGCAGTTTTGGCCTCGTCTACATATCCTCTGATCGCTTGCGTCGCTTCCTTCCAAGGCTCGGCAAGTGCTTCTTTGTTCTCCTCCTGCTTGACTACCAAGTCCGCCAGTTGCTCATCAATCTCTCGAACGCTCTGTTTCAGTTCTGACGCATCGAGACCGACAAACTCTTTCGACGCGATAGCGGCCTCGTAGAAGCCACGCTGCAAGTTGAGCAAGCCTCGATAAATGGGGTTTATGGCGGTATCGAGGAGAGTGCCGAAATAATCTTTGAGCGCAATCAAGTTGCCGCGTAGCGTTTCGACAGCTTGCTGCGGCTCGGTGAAAGCCGAGATAAGCAAATCGCCAAGAGGCGTCAGGGCTTCGACCAAGACGTTAAAGACGACACCCAGTCCATTGAAGACAACTTCGAGAGCCTCGGCGATCTTCTTGTTTTCGGTCATCTTCTGGGTGAGCTTCACCACGATACCCACAAGCAGCCCAATGCCCGTGGCTTTGATGGCTGTACCCAACGCCTTGAAGCCTTGTGCTCCAAGCGTGCCCGCCTTCTTTAAGCCAGTACCTGCGCTCTTTGCATTTTTGCCTATCTCGCTGGTGGCTTCTGCGGCATCCTCCGCAGATTGAGCCACGTCGTCCATACTCTTTTGGAGCTGGGATGTAGCCTTGAGAACTTCACCCGTTTTCGCGTCAAACTCAAGGATAACAGTCTGTGTACTTACAGCCATGAGAGGACGGTTTTAAGAAACCAGACGCACACCCCAAAGAAGGCCGCCAAATACGACAAGGCCAGAAAGTAGTCGACAGGGACAAGCCACCACGGAAGGGGTGCCTTGACCTTGTAAGCCTGTAAGAGGTCGATTCCTCTCATGATATGCTTCGGGTCTTTCATTAGATTTCGAGTTGTGAATTGAGCGGGCGGCAACGCGCTCCCGTTGTTTTGTTAGGGTCCCATCGGTAGCCGTAGAACTCACAGCACGTCTTGTTGCCGTAGTCGGGCGCACCGGGATTGGAGCCGTTAAAGAGGATGACGTTTTGAGAGGACCAATAGAAGGTTGGAGTGTCCTCGCACAGAGCTACGTCGTCGAGCTTCATGAGGAGCTCCGCCTTCGCAACCGAAGGGGTGTTTGCATCATAGCTTAGCGTGAGGATGCGGTATGCGGTGTCGCGGATGTAGATGACGTCGTTGAATTCAAGGTCCGCGAGGTCGGCTTCCGTCAGGCGTACGTGGCAGGTCACGACGCGAGCGTCAGAGCTGTAAAGCTCGGTTACGTATTGTGCCCAATACTTGATGTACAAGGTATTTGATGGGTTGACCGCGATAGTGTACAGCGGAAGCTCCACCCCAAAGCTCAGGTCATTGTCGGTGACATCTGGGTCGTCGTTCTCGTGAAGCCCAAAGAACGCCATAGCCGTCACGGTACGTTGGGTGGCCGTTTCGTCCAAGATGATGGTCGTCCCAAAACGCTCCGAGAGCCCTCCATAGTAGCATATCATCGGCAAGGGCGAGCCGACACCTTTCCCGTCGCTCGTCAGGGAGCGGTGGATAGGGATGGTGCTTCCCGGAACGTTGGAAACGAGAAAGGGAGCGAAGGACGTAGAAAGCTCAAGAGAGCCCGTCGCAAACTCGTTTGTCGTTTCCCTTACGAGCTGTCGCCCGTAGACCTTATCCAAGCTCCGTTGCACCTCCTCGTTGATGAAGTCGCGGCCCGGAGCATGCGTCCATTGGTACTCCCGCTTTTGGAGGTCCGTCGTCGGCTTGATTACGAGGTCTTTGGAGTAGTCGACCTTGTTTGTCCAATCACGCGACGACCCCGCCCCCATATAGTCGCTGTAGGTTTCGATATGGAGGTGGTTCGGCTTGTTGCGGTCGGGGACGAAGACCAAGTTGAACATGGTCTGAAGCGACAGGAGGAAGTCGATTTGGGTCATCTCCGGCAGGTTCTCAGCCACCCCAATTTCGTATCCTCCATACGGCTCCTTCGCGATGACTTCGAGGCTCGTGCTTTGTCCCGTGTTGAAGTTCCCGTCGCTCACGAAGTCGGTGGGAGTAGCTCCGGTGTGGATCACCTCGACGTAGATGGTATCGCCCGCTCCAAGAAGGACGTTCTCGACCACGGTGATGTAGTTGTCTCCTTGTCTTGCCGGAAGGGGTATGGTGCTCGTGGTCGTGCTTCCGTATGTGATGCGGTAGTACCCTTGGCTCGTGGGGTAGGCGATGTTGTTCCAACTGAATGTAAAACGTATATCGTACAAGCCAGCCAAAGGAACCGTGTACGTGTCCGATGTCGTGGAGTAATTGTTTCCTGGGTCGTAGCACCCAGTCAGCGTGTCGCTGAAATTGAGCTTGGTGTACCCGGTGGTCGTCGATTGACCTGCCAAAGGGAGCGTAGCTCTCAAATTCTCATCTACGACATCCTTCGGACCGATCTGAACGCCTCCATTATAGCAAGGGACATATACGTTCGCGAAGTCTGCGCTCGTGAGCAGGGTGCTTTCATAGGTGAAGCCCGCTTCGTCGAGGATAGCATCGACGAGGACCTTCGCCTGTACGAAGGGCGTAAGCTCACTCAACAGCAGAGGGTCGCCGTCGACACCAACGGGGTTGTCGGGGAGGTACCAATTCCTTCCGCGGTCTATAAGGCCGTAACGAATCTCTGGATAGATGGAACCAGTACCCGCCCATGTCGAAGTAACGTTCGCATAGGTCAGGTCGTGGTCGTAGGCGTCCAAGTTGAGCTCGCTGAGAAGTGACCCCTTGAGCTCGCTACGCAGGTCGAGGGCTCCGCTGAAGAACACCACCTCCACCTCCGCGTAGTGCTCCTTCGTCATGTACACAGTCTTCACCTGCACATACCCCGTCATGAGGGGGAGCGTCCCGCTGTGCAGGCTTGCTTCGAGCCGCTGCTGGAGGTTCAACCCGTTGCGTAGTCCTACTTCATCGATGTTGTCGAAGATGGTCCTGTTGTGAGGAGTAAGCGGAAGGCGGAACGTCTGCGAGAAGCTCCCTGCTGCGTTCTGAATCTTCGTAACGTCGCTGTATTGCAACCGGAGGTTGACAGGGGCGTTCTCGTAGAGCTCCGCGTCAATTCCGTTGATAGTTAACCTCAGCATCGTACGTCCCTTGCGAGTTCAACGTTGAGGCTTACAGCGTACAAACGTGAGCCAGCAGGTTCAATGCGGAGGCTGTCGTTGCGGACGATGCAAGGCTCCCAATTGCCTGTGCCGCGACGCATCTGCACGACTGGAGAACGCATGAGGTATTGAAGCAGATCGCGCTCTTCGGCTGTAAAGAACTGCTCTGTGAGGGTGTACGCCTCCTTCGCGACCTTCCCATACGTGTCGTATTGCTGGATGTCGGAGGCGATGGTGAACGTGGCCGCTCCAAACGTCCCGACGCTTTTGCGGTACTCCTTGCTTGTCGTCGAGACTGTATATGGGGCGCGTCCGTCGAAGCGTAGGTAGTCCCACCCGCCGCGTGAGTTGATCCACGCCAGTTGGGTAGCCTCGTGCTTGCAGGGAGCCTCGTCCAAGCGGACCCATAGCTTCTCGCTTCGTGCCACGCCCGCGGTAGTAGCCAACTGAAAGGATACTTGCGTTACAGCGGAGGAGGTGATTCCGAGGTGCGCCCAATGAGCAGGGCCAATAGGGACGGCTTTCAGGTTCTCCTTTGTCGTCGTAGAGGCGGCAATAGGGATGTTTACGGCTCCATCGGGTGCTCCCCCTGAACGGAAGCCTCTCACCTCCACCCGTTCGACGCTCGTCGGTACGCCCATGTTGTCCGGAATAAGGAACATGGCCACCCCTTCGTCGTCGACGGCCATAGTCATGTTGACTTCACCGACCGAATCTTGGGGTCTGTCGGTGAGCCACGCCTTGTTTGTGCTTGATTGGGGGTAGTAGTTGGAGAACGAAGGATTGAGGCCCGCGCTGATTTGCTCCACACCCCTCAGCAGGTAGACGGCCTCGCTGTCTTGGTTCAAGGATTCCGTCGTTCCGTTGTATTGCCCGGCCCGGACCTCGAACCTTACAACACCCTCCTCGTCGCAATTGAAGACCAATAGAGCGTCTTGCACCGCGTGAACGGTAGTACCCCCCTTGCTCAGCGGAAACTCGACGAGAGGCTCTGCTATGCGGCTCAGGTCGAAGTGAGCTACCTCAGCCGCGTTTGGAACAAGGTACAATTTCGCTATCTCCGACCCTGAGCCGGTTGTGGTGGCACTTTTGTACACCTGAACAATGTACCGGTCCGGAACCGATGCTTCGTCGAGCGTGTACACGAGGTATTGCCCCGCGGGTTTCGGGTTCTGAGTGGGGTGACTTGTGATAGATACGGCCATTATTTTGGCTTGATAGTGATATTTCCAGACTTAAACTCCAACGAACGGAGCAGGTCTTGAGTCAAAGCTTCTCCGAGTTCTACTTCGTATTGGGGCACGATGCTCTCAAGGGCGACGGTGTAGTATCTCAGCCCTACGATGCCGTTTCTCTTGATGGAGCGAGCAATAAGGAAGGCCGCGCTCTTAAGCCTCGATTCGGTCTGCTTGACGAACTTACCCGAGGCGTCGCGCAGGCGTACAGGCTTGGCCCTCATCCATTCCATGATAGGCCCGGAGGGCGGTTGCTTAGATCGGAACGAGTAGGGCGCGTTCTGGTTCTTCCTCGTCCCGTTGACGCCCCAATGGATGAAGGCGGCATAAGGCAGGGGAGAGCCAAAAGAGACCCTCCCCCCCTTGAGCTTGTAGGTGAGGGACTTCTGAAGGGAGCGCGAGGCTACGCCATAGGAGCGGTTCTTGCCTATCCTACGGGAGCCGAGCTCACGCTTGGCGGCGTTGTTTACGTCGTCCGCAAACCGCGCCAGTACCTTCTCGAAGTCCGCCAGGTTCATTTGCTACGTCCGAGGATGACGGCGTTCAGGATACGCTTGAGCAGGTCGACGATGTTATCGTCCTTCTCGGTTGCGGTGAGTGCCGTGATCGTGCCAGCGGCGGTGATGATGGCGAGGGCAATTTCTGCCCAGTGGGTTTGAAAGAATTCCATAGGTTATGGGGTTTGGATGTTGTGGTATGCTTTGAGACAGTGGTCTTCCTCAATGTAGTCGAGGAGCTGCTGGAGCTTCTTGCCCGTCTTAGACAATGTCCCCGCCTTTAGGTTAGCTCCAAGAACAGCCGAGATAGTTTGGTGTCCAAAGGTGTACCCTTGTGGCTTGAGAAGTACGTCGTTGAGGATGAGTTCCGCAAGGATAGAAGCCATAAAGGACGCGCGGCGTCCAATGTCGTAGAGCCACCCCCAAGGGCGAAAGTCGGTGAAGACACGCACGAGAAATCCATACAGCGGCCCCACGACAAATAGTGACAGACCTGCAAGGGTTAGAGGTATGACCAAAAGATTTCTCATTCCTCAAGTGGGTATTCTGCAAACCATCCGTGCTCGACCATATAGTCGTAGTCGCGGACGGTGGTGGTGGAGGGTACGATATGTCCGAAGGGGAACGCCTTGTTGTTGAGGACGTAGGAGGCGAGGTTGAAGCGCTCCTGTTCGTTGAGTTCCGGGAAGAGAGAGACGAGCTTCTCGATGGTTGCCTGTGGGCTCACCGGGATGACGTAGTCGAGGTCTACTTGCAGGGCGTGCTGGATGCCGTCGGGGTGCGTGATGACTCCGAAGACGGTGGCGTCCTTTTGGTATTCCTCCTGAATAGCTACAGGCACGGTGATGTTGTAGAGCTCTCGTGTGATGCTCTTGGCTCTGACTTCACTCGTCAAGAACCCTTCGGGGAGAACAATAATGTAGCTCATTAGAAGATGGAGTAGAAGTCGTTGATGTTCGTTTCGATGCCTGAGCGGTTGGAGGATTGGTCAGAGCCATACACAATAAGTTCCTGGACGCTCATCATTTTGACAGACGAAGAAAATGAGTAGCCAATTGTGGTTTGAGCGGTGGTCATATCGAATTCAACTGACAACAAACGCTGCTGTAAATAAAATTCATTATATACATTTTGCCTTGTCGATAGATTTGCACTACCTCCATCGAGGTAGGCAGTTATATTCGATGCGTTTGAAGACGACGCTGCACTACTGCCGCTTTGACCGACAAACAAAAATTCCGTCGAAGCGTCTCCTTCCAAGAAGCAAAAGAAAGAGGAGCTTGTAGATAAAACCGAGAAAGCAAAATTTCCCGTACCCAATGACAACGACGATGTAAGATGGGCAACGGCTGAAGCATTGTCCTGTATAATTGGTTTCCCATTCTCCAAAACCACACCCGCTACACTGTCGTAGATTTTTGGTTGCGCGCTCGTCGTCGCCTGTGTCGCGTCGTTTGACCCTGCTTGGTCATACCACGTCTTCACAAATCCGTCCGTACCTGAGCAGAACGTAGCAAGAGCGGAGGTGTCGAGCTCGTTGTTGTCGAACCCAATGTCTTGCTCTGCGTTGTCTGAGGCCCTACGGACGCGGATCGCTGACCCTGTATAGGTCGAGTCAAGCAAGCGGAGCGAGTACGCCGCCGCCGCTCCGGGGTAGTCGTCAAGCAAACCTGTAAACGAGGTAGTCTCTTCCCAAGTCATCACCAACGAGGCCGGGGCCGTGCCGTTGGTTTGTCCTGCGATGATTTTGTCGTTGATGTAGGTGAGTGCACTGGCGTAGGAGGTGTCGTCTGCAAACTGGTGAATGAGCGTCCACGTGCCGAAGGCGTCGGTACTTCCAAACTCGTTCTTGTAGTACACCTTTCTCTTGATCGCGTTGCCCGCGCTTGGTGTGTCGCTCTGTTGGTTGAGGTACACGCCCGTACCTGTCCACCGTGCTGTGTCGATGCGCTCAATTGTCGCTGTCCCTGCATTGAGGGTTGAGGCCATCGTGGAGGCTGTAGAGTCGAACCTGTTTAGATAGAAGTTGCCTCCTGCCGCGCTCAACGTCCTTCCCGTCATCGTCAAGTTGGTGCCGATGGTCGCGTAGGTCAGCTTGCTGTCGGAGTCGTCCCAAAAGACGAGCTTGTCGGATCCTGCGTCGAACGCCCCAAGGCTTTGTCCGGCCGCCATCTTCAGCACGTCCGTAGCGGTTGCTCCGATAGAGACGTCGGTCGAGTTGTCCGTACCTGCCGGGTCTACGTCGAGGACGGTCTGCATCTCCGCTTGGGTGATGCCCGAAGCGAGGACAGGCGTACCCGCGTTGTCTTCTACGGCTGGGTCGGCAGGCTTATCGACGTTGATCCACTGGCCCAAGCTGGCGTTGTACGCCAAGATTTGCCCATTGCTGAGGCTCGTGAGCGTTACGTCGTCGATGTTCTGCACGTCAATTCCGGAGTCGCCTACCGCGTTAAAGGCGGTTTGCAGGGCTGTGATAGTAGCGGCCTGCGTTGCTCCGAGAGGCAGTCCCGTCGATGCGTCTACATAGTCAGCAAAGGGGATGCCCTTGGCGATGACGCGACCCAAGGTGCGCTCCGTGATCGTGACGCCAGTAGTCAAATATGCCGAAGCCGTAAGGTATCCGTTAAGGGGGTAGTAGTCGTTGCCTACCTTGATGGCATTGGCAAAGCTCGTGTCTATCCTAATCATGTGAACGTAATTTCAAAGTCGATGCAACGTGCCGTACCCGCGGCATAAAAAGAGGCCGTCTCAAGGAAGATGTCGACCGAAGGGTAGGAGCCTACCGTGATGACTCCGCTCATCAATAGTTCTGCCTCCTCGTCGACGGGCAAACCATAGCCCGGTACACTATACGTGCTTGCTTGGGGAAGAGGAAATACAGGCGAGCCCGAAAAAACGGCTCTCATGCGACAGTCGAAAATGTCGTTGACTACGGCAGGGGTAACTCCAAATTTTGCTGTAAATGCAATCGACGTCCCCGTACTTAATCCCGACACCTGAAGCGAGTTCAATACCGAGTTGTACAGGATGGAAAACGACCCCGCTGGAGTCACCGTAGCGACAGGAGAATATTTGACAGAGATGTATGAATTGGGCCACTCTCCGATGTCTGACGTGCTCGTGTTTCCCGTCCAGATGACCGAGGCCACGGCACTACCTCCTACGACAGTCTTATTTATCCATCCTGCCCCATCGTAGTATAGGAGCTGACCCGCTGTGAGGGCCGTCTCGGTTACGTCACCGAGGTCTCCGATGTTTTGTACGAGCGTGGGCTTGTTGAGGATTTCCGCGTCGCCTGAAACAGCGTTCCAGTCTGCGTTGACGTTGACTTCGGCACCTGCTTCGATGCCTGTGAGCTTGGTGCGCTCTGCATCGGTAATAATGGCCCCCGAACCCGCGCTTGTTACGTCGCTCAAGTCGGTCACACTACCTTTTTGCTGAACTCCCGACCAGTTAACAAAGAGGGCTGTATTGGACGTTTGTGAGCTGTTGACATTGAGCGTAGATGCAGGAACGTTCACCCACGCATTTGATGCGCTCAAATACTGCAATACGTCGAGGTTGTTTAGAGGCAAAATAGCGCCAAGGCCAACATCGCTCAACGATTGGATAGTGCCGTCCGTTGCCACGTCAGCGAGGAGGGTAGGAGTAGCCACCTTCGAGGCGTTACCAATCCAAGCGTATCCCGTCTCGATGTTAGGTACGTCGTTTGTACGCCCGGAGCCATATACGATACCCGATCCCGCTGATGCGCTCGACTTGACTACTACGCCCAGATTCTGGATGAGGTTGTCGCCCGTCGGCTTGACGTTGGTATACCCTCCCGTCTCCCCGACGTAGATGATGTCTCCCGAGCTGAAGGACGAGGTGTCGACGTTCTGAATCAACCCCACCACGATGGCTTCGCCTTCCGCTTCGTCGTCGAGCTCTTCGTTCAAGACCAAGGTGGCGGGCATAGCCGAAGGCGTGTCGGCTCGTGCGGCAATCACCTCCACTTGTTGACCCGCAGAAACGGGGGTCACCGCGTGGACGGGAGTACCCTTGGGCAATGTGCCTCCCGATACGTTCTTGGCCGTCACTACGATGCGCGTCGCGTCGGCTACCGCTCCGCTTGTGGCGGCTGTGATGCGTCCGAAGGTGTCGACGGTGATGTTGGCCGCGGTATAGCTTCCTGCCGTAACCCCGCTCGTATCGAGGCTGATGACAGGCGTCGTACCTCCCGTGCTTGAGAGAGGCGCGTCAGCCCCTACCGAGGATACAGCCCCAGCCGCGAAGTCCAGGGTGATAACACCGTCTCCGTCGTCGGTTAGCGATCCGTTGGGTACGTTGATAGTAGCCACCGAGAGTACGTCGGGGCTTCCGTCGAGCTCTTTGACGCGGAGCAGCCCACGAGCTTTGTATGACGTGGGAGGGGTGCCGTCGGGTTCTACCCCTGTGATCGGGGCGTTGCATGAGTCGTAGGCGTAGGGGACGGAGATAGCGATGTCGAGGAGACACCCTGCGAGGGCGTTGGAGTTCTCCTCTTCCAATGGAGTCACCGACGCATTTACGAGGTCGTATTTGTATCCAAACTGGAAGATGTTGCCTCCGTTCTGGATGTCGGCGAGGATGTCTTCTGCTACCTGCTCTGCGTCCGAGATACTTTCCTTCTGGTATTCCGTCTTGTTGGCTTCGCTAGGAGGAAGCGTGAGGATATAGACTTCGAGATTGTAGGTCTTGGCCTTGGGGCTGTTGTAGTCCCCTCCCGTATACACGAGGTGGAGGAGGGGGTACTGCTCGAACTTGTCGAGGTCTACGTCAGCCGGAGAGCCATAGGAGAACGTCTTGAGGAAGTAGTGGTTGTCTACGAACTCTTGGAACTTGGAGACGATGTTATTGAAGGTTATCATTTCTTCGCTTCGGTTCTGCGTTTGTAGTCGAGGTCTTTCAAGAATGCGAGGTGCGTGAAGACGTGGCCCACCGTGAGGCGAGTGACCTCGTCAATTTTGAGAACGTCCTCGCCAGCCAATGAGTAGAGGGCAGGGTACCATTGCCACTTTGAATAGAACGGATCGCTTGCACCGCTTTCGTCGTCAAAGAGGACTCCAAAGTGCTGAGTAATTCCCGCTCGGTAGTCCAAAAAAAAAGCAGGGCACCAGCCACCGCAGGAGCGGGCATATCGAGGAAAGGCGTCGCGTCCTCTTGGGCGGTATATTCTGCCACGGTGTACTTGTCTCCCCACTTCTGGGTGATGGGTCGGTATAGGACGCTCATAGCCTTGTGAGCCGTCTTCCAGAAGTCCTTGGTGTACGTCTCCATATCAATCCACTCCCCCGCGCTGAATTTCTCCCAGTCAGGGATGAAGCCGTACTCCTTGCCACCGAGGGTAAGGATAGGCTCGTGCTTGGACACCTCACGAGCGAGCAGGGAGTCGATATGTGCTGCGGCCTCTACGAGGAGGGCCTGCGGCATCTTACGCAGTTCTGCGAAAGGTTTGCCCGTGACGACTTGGACCCTCTTGATCGGGTCGTCTGTCGTCTCAAGCACCTGAAGGTGTCGTAGGGTAAGGTCGGAGTAGTTGGCGGGAAGGCGGAGCTCCATATTTTAATGAGTTGAAAGGGTTTGTTTCCTCAAGTTATCCGAGGGCATACTTCCCGAAGTTCGGGTTTGTCTGGTTCCACGTGATGGCGTAGCGGCTCGCATCAACAAAGTGGTTGAAGGCGTCGACAGGCTCGTTGAGTTGGCGTCCGTTCTTGTCCTCCTTGTACTTGTAGTTCCGGAGCTCTTTGATTCCGTTTACGCTTCGCTCGGTGATAAGGAGAGGACGGGAGCGCAGGAAGTCGATACCACTCCGCACCGAGTCCGGCCCCTTCCTTGCGGGGTGCACGTTGAATCCGTGGCCGTGTATCTCGTCAATCGACTTGGGCTCGGCTGAGTCAGCCACGATCATGGCCTTGCCTATCTCTGCGTCTCGAAGGGTTTGGGCTATAGCCGCGTTGGTGAGCCCCGTTGCATAGCACACCTCGTCCAAGCAGAAGCCGTGGCCGTCGGTGTAGACCTTGACTATAGCTGTGGGGTCGTTGGTATATCCGAAGTCGAGGCCGAGGGAAAGGAGCTTCCATCCTTCGGGCACTTGGGGTACTGTCTTCCAATGCGTGAGAATAGTGGCGCGGGATACGCCACGCTCGCCCAATCCGTAGACCCTCCAGTAGTCTGGGTCGGCTTCTTGTAGTCGCTCAATCTCTTGAACGGTGCTCTCGGGGAGGAAGGGGTTGTCCTTGTAGGTTGTTTGGAAGAATTCGTGGTCATCGCGGGTGAGAACGTGGTCGTATATCCAATGGAACTCGTCGGAGGGGTTATAGTCGATGATGGCTCTTCCCGTCGTGCGGAGCATAAGCTGCCTCCAATCTTCGAGGGTGAGCTCGTTGGCTTCGTTCACAAAGAGTATGTCTCTCTTGCGTCCCCTTACCTTCTGGGGCTGGTCTACGCTGATGAACTCCACGAGGTTACCAAAGAGGATGTACGTCGCTTCGCTCTTGTTGTGGAGCTCTACGTTGTAGATGTCCTCCCGTTCGAGTATCTCGAAGAAGTCCCGCATAACCGACGCCCTGATCGCGGGAAACGTCTTGCGGGCGATGGTGATAACTGCCCCGCTGTTTTCGTTGCGGTAACAGAGCTCGACGAGAGCCGTGATGATGGAGTATGTCTTCCCGCTTCGCGTGCCTCCTTGGTGGACTTGGACCTTGGCGGGCGAGTTTTTGACGTGGTAGTATGTGGCGGGCTGTCTCAACTCACGGTCGAGTCGTCACCCGTAAACCAAGAGAGCGGCTTCTTCTCGGCTACCTCAATCTCTTGTCGCTCGATGTATCCTCGGACCTTTCCTTTGGTCTTCAGATAGAAGATGGTGGCGGCTGGGTTGCCCTCGCTTATGAGCTTGTGCAGGTGGTGCTCTGCGAAGTCCAGGACTACTTCGGGCAGGTTGTCGCAGGCCTCCTTGTAGGCGGGGTCGTCCTTAAGCCAGTTGTAGTGAGTCTGCCTTGAGATACCGACCGACTCACAGGCCATCTTGACGATGCCGAGAGCCTTCGTGAGGGCCTCTATCATCGCTTTCTTTTTTGGGCTTAGGTTGTCCAACTCCGTCAAGGAATCATCTTGTCGCAGTGCTTGCATGGCTTAGGTTCGTTTGATTGTTCGGATGCTTCTGAATCGAAAGGTATATCAAGCCCCCAGTCTTGGAGCTCTTCGGCTTCCCACTCGTTGGCCAAGGTGTCCCAGTCCCATTCCCCGGCGGAGATATTGTCCTTAATCATAACCCGCTTTTGTTTCTCCTCGTCCCAGTCTACCACTACGCAGGGCACTGTCTCCCACCCCAATTCGACGCAGGCTCGGAGTCTTTGGTTGCCTGCTATAACCTCCCAATTTTTGTTGACTATGAGGGGGCGGGCCTCCATGAGCTCGGGGTCTTCCTGAATGGACCTTACGAGCTGGGCCATATTGTCCTTCCGTATAGCCCGGGGGTTATTCGGACTCGTCCTCAGCTTCTTGATCGCGGTACTGGTCGGCTGCATTGAGTATGTTTCGTAGTGTTTCTCGTATGTGGTAGTCATTGACGGCAAGGTTGAGAAGTATCTCCCAGCTCTCCACGTCTTTGTGGA